GAACTGATATTGAATTTTCTACAACAACAATAGATGAAGATATAAAACAAAGAAATAAACAATTACAAAGTAGGTAATAATGGCTACATTAAAAGTTAAAATACAAGAAGATGTAATACTTGAAAACCAAGATTATGGTTCTAAAAGAACATTAGAAATATCTAGTATTAATGAAATATACAAAAGACTTGTTACTTGTCCAGCTAGCCAAACAACAACAGTTGCAGTATTTGCTGGTAATGTAAATGATTCAGCTGGTGCTATTGATGTTCAAGATTCAAAGTATATGAGAATAACTAATTTAGATAGTTCTAATGCTGTTGAAATAGCTATTGTAGGAGCAGCTACTTTATATCAAGTAAAGTTAAGTGCTGGTCAAAGTCATATATTAGGTAGTGCTGATGCTTTAATGTTATCTGAAGCAGATACTAGTCCTAGTTTTGGTACAATGGCTGATGTGACAAGCATACAGGTTAATCCCGGTGGTAATGCAGTTAGTGTTGAAGTCTTTATAGCGAGTGCATAATGGATTTTGAAGCACAAGTAGAATCATTAGCTTCTATTGCTATAAGTAGTAGTGGCACTGTTCCTACTCAGGCACAATTAACTCAATATCTTACAGATGGTGCAAAAGAAATTATAAATCATCTTCCTAAACATTTATTACCACTTTGTTCAGCAGAGCAATCATTTACTTCAGGAACACCAGATACATTAAATACTGGCAAGGTATTAAATGTATTTAGAAACGATGGTGATATTAAACAACCTTGTAGGCAAATAGATAGTTCTTACAAAGGTAGAGTTTTAGATTCAGATGATATGGATTATGCATCTGTAACAGACCCAGTATATTTTATTGAAAACAATACTATAGATGTTATACCTGTTAGTGGTGCTGTTACATATTCAGAAGTTCAACATCCAGCTGTTGCTTATAATGCTAGTAATATATCAGTATTTCCAGATGAAGCAGAATATTTAGTTGTTATTTATGCTGCAATTAAAAGCTTAGAAGCATTATATAGTGACTCTGAAGATATAGAATTATATATACCAATTATAAGTCAATTAAAAGAAGATTATAAAGTTGGTTTATCTAGGTTAACAAAAGGTGGATAATAATGGCAGTACATAAATTAAACGTAAAAAATATTTTAAGTATGGTTCGTCAAGTCTTTCCAAATGTACCTGAAAGTTATTTAATTAGTTTGGTTAATGATGCATTAGTTGAGATTGGTGTATATAGTACAAAACAAATTCAAGCTAAGATAAGTACAGTAGCAGACCAAATGTTTTATAAAATAGGTGATGATGCAGAAGATTCTAGTGGAAATAAACTTGAAGCTAATAAGATTTTTAGAGTAGATTTAATGGATAGTGAAGGCGATTATATTCAAATCCCAAGACTATTAGATAAAAACATTTTATTAATGGATGCAGACTCAAATGAGGTTGCAATAACAGAACCAGATAGTAAGTAATGGCAAGTAATATAAAATACCCAGATTCTTCAGCTAGATATTTTATTCAAGGTGACAAATTAGCTTTAATAACTAATATTGATACAGCTGGTGGCATAAGAACTGTACCACGTAAAAATTTTAAAGCTATATCTGAATCTGTTACTGATGGGTTGTTAATTCATTTTTATGGAGACCCTAATAAAGTTAGAAATATTAATGATGATATAGATTTAGATAATAGTTTACATAAGGCAGTAGTTGACTTTGTTAAAAAATGTTTATATATGGATAAAGCTGGCAGGGTTTTAGAACCGGGTATTGTTCAAACAGCTATGCAAATGGCGGCTATGCATGAAAAGAATTTTAAAGATTCCGTTGCAAGATTCGGAATGAGAAAAAGAAATAAAACTGGAGGCACTAGAGCAGTAGTTCCGGCTAATTTTAGATAATAAATAATGCCTTAGTGGCGGTGGTGGCGGAATAAGTAGGAGTCAATAATGGCTAGCTTACATAAATTTACAACAAAAGAAGTATTAAATAAAGTACTTCTAGATTCTTCAGGCAATTCAGTTGCCGCATTTTCACACACATCTCAAGAAGCATTAAACGCAGTATTAGATACTACAAACAGTAGATTAAACGTGTCACTAGTAGGTGGTACAATATCTGGTGACGTTACTATAAGTGGTGACTTAACTGTTGAAGGTAGTAGTTCTAATGGTAATTTTGATGAGATTGTACAAGGTGGTCTTAAAGTTCAATCAGATGCAAACGATTTTATAATAGTAGCTCAAGATGCAGGTGGTGGAAATTTAGCTGGGTTCTATAAAAATAGTATTGGTGATGGTCTTATTATTGGATACAACGCATCTCATACTGAAAAAGTTGTTATAAATACTAATGGTAATAGTCATTTTAGTGGTGGCAATGTTGGTATAGGCACAACCTCGCCAGATTCTCCCTTACACATAAAATCTCAAAATACTGGATGGGATGGATGTATTGTTCTTGAAGAAAATAATGATGGAACAGCAAATATGATTGTTCGAAATGAGGATAATCTTTGGTTTGGGTATGCTCCATCTGCTAGTGATGTTACATCGAGCCCTGTTATGTTAATGGTAATTAACGAAAGTGGTAATGTCGGTATAGGCACAACCTCGCCCAATGCAAAGCTCGAAATTAATGGAGGCGGTTATAGTGATTCTTTAATAATTAAAGGTGGTGCTTCTAATTCAGGAATTGCACTTAAAGATAGTGATGGTAATACTGATGGTTTTGTTTACGCTGATAGTGGGAATGTAGGATTTTTAGATGCCGATGGAGACTGGGCAATAAGGGCAAGTGCTAATACAGATGCTCGTTTTTATGTAGCTGGACTTGTGAGATTTATGGTTGATGCAAATTCTCGCATTAGTCTTAGTAATAATGATTCCAATACTGGTAATACAGTATTTGGTAAAAGTGCTTTTAACGCTAGTAGTGATAATGCATCAGACTATAATGTTGCTATTGGTGAATTAGCAATGGGTAATGGTACTGTTTCAGGTGCAATAAGAAATATCGCTATTGGATACAAAGCAGGAAGGTCTATAACATCAGGTGATGAAAATATAGTTATTGGATATGAGGGAGCTGAAGGAATTACTACAGGCTCTAATAATATTATTATTGGCAATAATCCAATACAATCAAATGTTGATAACAATACTGGTCTTGGGCATAATGTTTTTAAAGAAGGTACTGCTAACAATATGGTTGGTATTGGATATAAAGCATTAGGTGTAGGCACATTAACAACTGGAGCAAATGGTTCTGTTGGTGTTGGTTATGAGGCACTTAAAAATTTGACTTCAGGAAGTGGAAATACAGCTATTGGTTATCAAAGTTTATATGCCGTTACTACTGGTGGAAATAATGTCGCAATAGGTGCAAAAGCTGGTTCGACTCAAACTGATGCTAATTTTAATACATACATTGGTAAAGATGCTGGATTAAATGCTACAGGCAGTAATAATACAGTTGTAGGAGCTGTAGCTTTTGATGCTGGTTCATTATCAGGTTCTCAAAATGTTGTGGTAGGAACAAGTGGAATGGGTTCAGCTACAGGAGCTATTAATAAGTGTACTGCAATAGGAGAAGGTGCATTAGCAGGTAGCTTAACTACTTCAGGAGGTGATCCAAGTGGAACAGTAGCTGTGGGTTATCAGTCTCTTGTTGCTCTTACGACAGGTGCTGGAAATACAGCACTAGGATATGAAGCATTAAAAACTGCTGCTACTGAAGCTCAATCAGTTGCAATAGGTTATCAATCAATGGCTATTGCTGCTAATTCTTCAAATAATGTAATGGTAGGTTATAAATCAGGCTATGATTTATCTCAAGGTTCTGACAACAATACTGGTATAGGTCACGAAGCATTAAGTGGTACTCATGGTGTAGGTGCATCGGAAAAGAATACAGCAATTGGTTCAGGCTCAATGGCTGGAGCTATAGATGGAGGAGCTCGTAATACCGCAATCGGTGTTTATAGCTTAAAAGCTCTTACTTCAGGAGATAATAATACAGCAATCGGTTGTGATTCTTTATCAGGAGTAACAACTGGAGTAGATAATACCGCTATAGGTAAAAATTCTATGAAGGCTATAATAGCAGGAGCATATAACATTGCTATCGGTTCTAATGCAATGGCTGATTATAAAGGAGATGATGGTAATAACGCTGGTAGTAAAAACATTGCAATTGGTGTAAGTGCAATGGAAGCATTTCAAGGTGGAACTGGAGATGTTCACGCTAATACAAGATTTGATAGAAATATAGCATTAGGATATAACTCATTTAGAGGAACAGATTTTAACAACGCTGAAGTTGTAGTAACAGATAACATAGCTATTGGAGATGAGGCTTTAAATTCAACTGGAGCAAATGGTCAAGTAGGAACAATAGCAATAGGTTCAAACGCTCTTACTGCACTTACAACAGGAACAAGAACTACTGCTATTGGATATGGTGCTGGAAAAGCATTAACTAATTGTAATAATAATACGCTTCTTGGTTATGAAACATTGATGACAGCAGATAGTGGAGAGGGTAATAATGTTGTCTTAGGAGCATCAGCAGGAAAATTAATAAACAATTCATCGTCTGATAATAATATTATCATAGGATTTGAAGCTGGAAGTGGCGGTACTGGAGCAATGGCTGGTTGTGTTGTGGTAGGCAGAGATGCAATGAAAGCTACTGGTTCAAATGCCCAAACTGGAACAGTCGCTATTGGATACGAAACTCTTATTGCTCTGACTTCAGGTGGATACAATACAGCAATTGGTTACCAATCAGGCTTAGATATGACAACTGGTAATAATAACACATTACTAGGATGGCAAACTGGAGCAAATATTGTTGATGGTCATAGTAATGTGGCTATTGGTTCTAATGCTCTTGATGCTGTTACTTCAGGACATTCTAATGTAGGAGTTGGTAGAGGTTCGGGTGGTTCTATTCAAGGCGGAGTCAGAAACTCGTCACTTGGCTACAATTCAGGCGATGTTTTAGTAGCTGGTGAGGATAATACAATTTTAGGGTATAATGCAGATGCAAGTGGCAGTAGTGGTAGTCATCAAATAGTTATAGGCAGTGGAGCAACTGGTGTTGGAGATAATACTGCTATTATTGGTGGCTCTAATGTAACTGATGTTTATATGGGTGACAATGGTTCTGCTTGGAGTACAACATCTGATGGCAGATTAAAAGAAAATGTTGAAGATTGGGATGTAGGTTTAGATGCAATAAACAATTTAAGAATTGTATCATATAACTTTAAAAAAGATAATCCATATAAATACGATTCCGATAAAAAACGACAAGGAATTATCGCTCAAGAAGCACAAAAAGTTTTGCCCGAAATGATTAAAGACGATGGCGAATGGTTATCCGCTAATCAAGAACCAATGATTTGGGCATTAGTAAATGCAGTTCAAGAGTTATCTGCTGAAGTAAAACAACTCAAAAAACAATTAGAGGACAAGTAAATGAAAAACTATAAAGCAATGAAGTCTGCTAAAAGCTGGTCTGTAAAGAAAGCTAAAGTTGTTGATTCTAAAGCTGTTTCTGAAGTCAAAGATGACGATGGAAATGTTGTTAGACAAGCACAAGCAGAACAATCACATGATGAATTACAACTAGTTAGAAAGCAATGGGATGCTAGTAGCGGTAAAGCACTAGATGACTCAGTTCAGTCTTATAGCTTAAACCAAGTTGCTAGAGAAATCCAACACTGTAAAGATAGAGCATCTGAAGCTCAGTCTGAACAAGCTGATTGGGAAGAACTAGAAAAAGATTTAAAAGCACTTTAATCAATAACCATAGGAGTAAATAATGGCTAAAAAAGAAAAACAAAAGCTAAATCTGTTTGATAAAGAATATGAAATAGATGACCTAACTGATGAACAAAAAGCAATGGTAAATCATATTGCAGATCTTGAGAATAAGATAGGCTCAATGGCTTTTAATCTAGACCAATTAAACATTGGAAAAGAAGCTTTTATCAACAAGCTAAAGGAATCTTTAGATTCTGAGGATGAGGTAGAAGAAGAAAAGTAATGCTTGTTCGTAGGTCATCAAAAGGTAAAAAAATATACATCTTTAAGCCAAGAACTAAAGAAAATGTTTCTTATAAGTTTAGCAAAGATGAAACAGTATCATTTGATGCACAGAACAAGTCTTATATTGTGACAAGTGATGGGGCGGTAGTGAAAAGAACTGATTCTTGGATTACCGCTCAATCCGCTTATGATGATGAGTGCAAAAAACATTACGATGATACAACTGGCATATTAAAAATAGGTAAACATACTTTAGTTGATGGAGTAGCAAAAGTTGTTAAATAATAAAGGAAACAGTCTTGCTGAGTTCGCAGTTACTATGGCTATCATGGCTACTCTTACTGTTACTTCCGCTCCTGCTTTTAGTAGGATTGGCGAAGGTGCTAAGGCTAAACAAACTAAAGCTAACCTTGAAAAAATTGTTAAAGCATCTCAGATGTGGTATAACCAGCAAGTTGAAGTAAATGGCATGGGTAAGTTTCCAAGTCAGTCACATAGAACTAGTAGTGTGGGCACATTAGTGGATTATAATAATAACAGAAGAATTGAAATTGATGAGATACTAGATGCTGAGTTTTTGCCAGTTTTTAGTGATACAAGTTTTTTACATTTATTTGATAATGATACAATTAAAAGTCCTTATCAAAATGGTTTATATGCTTATGCTATAATAGGTGGAGATGGCACTGGAAACAGCATTGTATCTCCTATATTTGTAGTAGTAGATATAGAAAATGTAGAAGATTTTTATAGATATTATAAACCATGAGTGATGAGAAAACGTACAGATCATATGGGATGGCAAAGATTGATGACAACTTTCGTATTAGTCTTAACATTAAGTGGCTTGGGCAAATTATTGTCGGAGTTGCTCTTATTGTGTTGGGGTACTTACGTATTGAAAACAGAATTAAATCTCTTGAGCAATCAATGGGAAGTGCTAATTCCAGAATTGAAGAACTTGTCAATAAGCATATAGCAGAAGAAGAAGTCAAAATAACACAGATGCAAGAACAGTTAGAATGGTATCAAACAGAATTAAATTTAAATCCTTTATCTTGGGGAAAGAAAAAAAGGAAAAGAAAGTAGTCTTAACTGAAGATGACTTTAATCATAATTACTTTATTAACAGAGAGTTGCGGAGAAAAAGATAGTGGATTTTTTAGCAATATATTCAGAAGCTGGGATGATCGGAGTTGTAGGAGCGATGTTTGTATTCATGGTTTATTCAATGAATAAAAGAGGTAATGAACAAGCTCAAGCACTACAAGATTTACAAATAGAAAATAAAGGACAATCAGAAACATTAGAAAATACAGAAGGCATGATTATTAAATTAATTAATCGATGGAATCAATCTGATGATAAATTAGATAGAAAATTTGATGGGTTAAATAAAGAAATTAATGATTTAGATAATCAAGTTTCTGAAATAAAAGGTTCTTTAAGCAGAGTAAATGGAAAAAGATAATGGATAGTACAAAGGTAGCTTTAGCAAGTATTGGCAACTATGGGTTGTCATTAACAAATATAAGTTTAACATTACAATGTATTGTAGCATTTCTTACAATCATTTACTTATTAATTAAAATAAATAATACAAGGAAATAATAATGGATTTTAAAGCAATAATGTTATCGGTAGCAGAGTCTCAAGCAGACCAATTTAAAGAAAAAGCAGTAGCATGGGTTCAGTCTGATGAATTTCAAGAAGAACTAGCTACTAAAATTAATGCAAAAATTGACATACCTTTTGTTGATGAAGAAAAAGAGCAAATCTTTTTTGAAAAATGTGTTGATTTAGTTGCGGATGTAGTAGAAGGTTTATTTAAAGGAAAATAATGCCTAGAAAAAAGAAAAGCAAAAGAGATCCTAGATTAGCTAGGTTTGGATTAAGTGGTTATAATAAACCCAAAAGAACCAGAGGTCATAAGACTAAATCTCATGTTGTTCTTGCTAAAGTAGGTAGTAAAGTAAAGCTTATAAGATTTGGGCAAAAAGGAGCTAAAACAGCAGGTAAGCCTAAAAAAGGAGAGTCTGCAAGAATGAAAGCAAAGCGTAAATCATTTAAAGCAAGGCATAGAAAAAACATCGCTAGAGGCAAAATGTCTGGGGCTTATTGGGCAAATAAGGTAAAGTGGTAATGGCTAAAACAGTAAGTTGGAAATGGGGTAATAAAAGATACTCAGGTAAATTAATTAGAGAAACTAAAACACACAAATTTGCTAGAACAAAAAATGGCAAAATTAAAAAGATAAAGAAAAAGGGGAAATAGTATGCCAAAAGGGAAAGGCTATGGTTTCGGCAAAAAGAAGCCCATGAAAAAAAGAAAAAAAGTTAAATCCAAAAGAAAGAAAAAGTAATGTATAGGTTCGGTAAAAGATCTAGAGAGCGATTAAAAGGTGTAAAGCCTGAGCTAATATTTGTCTTGAACGAACTTATCAAAATAATGGATGTAACCATTATAGAGGGGGTAAGGACACAAGATAGGCAGGATGAGTTAGTTGCTAAGGGTGCTAGTAAGACGAAATATTCAAAGCATATTGAAGGTAAGGCTGTAGACCTTGCCCCCTATCCCATTGATTGGGATGATAGAGACACATTTCACTATATGTGTGGAATGCTTAGAGGTATTGCTCATGTAATGAAAATACCTGTTAGGGTTGGATGTGATTGGGATAGTGATGGACAAACTAAAGATAATAATTTTGACGACCTAGTACATATTGAATTAAAAAGTTAGATGTTTAACTTTTTGTATTGTATTAAAGAGGATAAAAGAGTAATATAGGAACACTATGGCATATTGTACAAATAGAGATTTAAAAGATATATTCCCATCAATAGATGAGTTTGACACTAAAACAGCTTTATATGGCTGGGTAGTTCATAGCAGTAATCTATATAGGGCTGATAACAGTGGTTTAGTAACACAGCTTTTTGCTAATGGGCAAGATTTAGGCTCTGCTCAAGCAAATAGTGGGGTAGTTGATTCTAATGGAGAGTGGTTTTATGAATCTTCCTTAGATGCTGTTTACTATTACAATAGTGCCACTAACCCTAATGATATGTTAATGGAGTCTGGAGATGATTGGGCAACATTAAAAACACGCTATATTTCAAATGCCGAAAAATACCTTGATTCTAGGTTGGATGGCAGACTACCCAGAAAACAATTTAAAGATAAAGATGGTAATTACGACTATATGATTGTAAGAACCACAGCTTTACTTGCTTGTTCATTTCTTATTAGAGCAAACGATCCTACATCTGAAATATCAAATGCTTTATTTGAAGAGGCAGATAGAAACATAGCATCATTAAATGATGGATCAACAAAATTATCTTGGCAAGTTACAGGGGACTCTAGTAAAGGAGTTATTAGGCAAGTGTCTGTAAGTGGTGCTATTAATTTAGTAGATACCAGAGGTCACTATCACGATATATATGATAGGGTAGGAGTAAAAATTACTACTGCTGGAGCTATGGGGACTGCTAAATATTCCGTATGGCATAAAGATGCAGATAACTTAGGTGCTGAAAGAATGAATAACGGAGAAACTGCTGACTATATAGAAACAATTAATGGACAATATCAAGCATTGGCTAGTGATGTCTATATAAGATTTGCAGGAGATACTGCTGATACAGCAACTTTAAATGATAAATGGGAGATAGAGTTTTTTGGTAAGAATGAATCTGTAGATGATGCAGGGATGCCTTACTCTATTAGGATGACTCGTAGATGATTTCATTTGTTAATATATGGGATGACAAAATATTAGATACTATTAGGACTTTTTTAAATACTGAGTTCGCTGGTAGTATTCCTGTTTATACAGGAGAATTTAAAGACATGGGTAACCAGTCTATAAGACTTAATCCTGTAGGCACGGATTTGATTGAACGTATGTCTACAGCAGAAATGAGAGAATATATACTAGATGTATCGTATACTTTCAAGGAAAAAACAGTCAAAAAGGATACTTGGGAACATATATTTCGCCAAATATCACACATAGAAGCTCTGTTCTTTCAGAATGAACATAATGTCTACTTTGACGGCAGGTTATTAAATTGCCGTATTAACGAGAGAGAAGAAGATGAAGAAGTTATTGAGGGACTAAATGTTATGAGATGGGAATGGAGAGGTAAATTTTTAGGAAACATATCATAAAGTAATAAGGAATACGATATGAAAGTAAAGTTAAAAAAAGATGAAAAGCTATCTTCTAATAACAACTATTGTGATTTAGCTTATAAAGATTGGGTGGCTCTTAATCAAGGTAAAAGTGTTGAATTAAGTGAGATACCAAAGCAAATTAAAGATAAAATAGAAAGTAAAAAAAAGGAGATAGAAAATGGCTAACGCAGTTTTTTCACCAAGAGATTTTAAGGCTTGGGTAATAGAGGAGGCTACAACTGGAACAGCTCCAACATTAACATCGGGGCTGTATCAATTAGATGTAGACTCAGTTTCTTTTCCAAGTTTAAGCCCAAATCAAGTTACAGCAAATAGGTCACGCTCTGGCAGGGTTTTACATGTAAATGATTTTTTTCAAGATAATGAAATTAGAGCATTAGAAGTATCTTTATCAGGTACTTTTCATAAAGATGTAGGAACAACAATTTTAATGCAAAGTGTAACAGGCTCTTCAATAGGGACTGCTGTTGCAGATGTGGTTTTAGGAGCTACACCTACTGGTAAGTCAGGTAAATATGGAACATCAGAAGGAGATAAAACTTTTACTTTGGTATTAGCTCCACCTGATACAACAGATGGATATAATACAGTAATGGTTGGGTGTTTATGCACTAGTTTTAGCATAAGTGCTGATATGACTGCTGATGGCGGTTTATATAAATTTGAAGCTACTATATCAAGTGGAAGAAACCCAATTACTAATAATACTGATGCAGAGGATGGAACAGCTTATGGATCTGGATTAATTTCATTAATAAGTGCTACATCTGCTGATATTTATGTTGGTGCGATACAAGCACCTGTAATAAGTAGCTTTAGCACTACAATAGAAAGCCCTGCTGTATATACAGGATTTTCTTCTAGCGGTTACCATTCTTTTGCTAGAGGTGCAGAATTTACAGTTACAGCAAATGCAACAGTTAAATATGATTCAGTTACTAGACCATTATATAATAGTCTTAATACTCAAACAGCAGTAACTGAAGGTAACTTTTTTGCTATACCACAAGCAAGTAACAACTGCGGTATATCAATGCCTGATGGATTTTTAACAGATGTTACTTTTAATGAAGGCGATGCAATGATGTTAGATGTTGCTATGCAGGGTGTTAGTGATGGTTCAGCTAATGTAATTGAATTTGACCAAGCATCATAATGAAGAGCATCAAACTAGCTACTGACAAAGAAGTTAAAATAAAAGAAATGTCAGTAGATGATATAGACTTCTGCAATGATGTACCTGAAATGAAGTATGATGGTGATAACTTAGTAGCAATTAAAAATCTATCTAAGGCTAGAACAGCATGGATTCGTAAAGGTGTTGATGGTGTAGATGATAATTTCATTAAATCCTTAAATGATGATGAGAAAAATGAATTGTCTATTGCAATACAAGACTATCAACGCTTGGGGGAGTAGAAGCCCTCACACTAGAGTACAACCTTCGAGTTACAGACCAATGTGAGGGATGTGTGTATCATACATACCCATATAA